GAGTGGTATTTTACAAAAAGTTTTACAAGTTGTATCCAAATGGAAAGCTGAAATTGATTCTATATTAACTATTTCCGTAGAAGAGAATGGTAAAACATATACAAAAGTTTTAAATATTGATAGTATATTATTTTTGAATTAAAAACATATATTAATCTAAGTATTAATATATGGCGGATACAGTTTCTATAGACGAAGTATTATCAAAATTTGTTTCTAATGAGGTAGATTCTACCGAAGTTTTGAAACTGTTGCTTACGTCTGATGAAACGGGTTTAAATTATTTACAAAATTTAAAAAAAGATTTTAAAGACAAGTATGTAATTCCAACTTTTGATAAAGCAAAAAACTATTATACAAATATAGAAAAAAAACTAGAAGATCCAAAAAATAAAGAAGTTTTAGAACAAATCGGCGATCCTTTTGGTTTAAAAGAATTACATAAAGAATATAAAAAGAAAACAAAAGAAGTTTTACAAAAAAATTTAGAAAGATTTGAAACCAATTTAAATTTTGATAATAAACCGGCTACTGAAAAATTAAATAATACAGATGTTTCTTCTGTTATACCTAATAATAAACAATCACCAATAACAGAACAACAAACATTTACATCAAAAAAACAAACATTCATACTTGCTGATGAGTCTATTGATAAATTAGGAGTTGTTTTAGGTGGTATAAACACCGAAAACCTTAAAAAAATAGGTAAACTTGTACCCGAACAATCTAAACAAAAAAGTGATGGGGGAGGATGGTTATCAACATTGGGTGGTTTATTATTAGCTGGCGGTGTCGGATCATTATTGGTTGCCGCTTTTTGGAAAGATCATATAAAACCTTGGTTGGAAAATAAATTAGACTTGAAATTAGATGTTTTTGATAAATTTCAAGGAATTGTAGAAGGGATAGGTAAATTTTTTACATTGGGTGGATTGAAAATTACAGGTGGGTGGCTTTTTAATTTAGTTGGAAAGGCATTTACAACGTTTGGTGATCTTTTAGAGGGTGGTCTTAGTGCTATTTTTAAATTGGGGTTTGGTGATGATGTAATGAAAGAAGGTGTTAAAGCAGCTCCGATGACTTTTAAAACATTGTTACCAAAAATAGCAGGTGGTTTATTTAGAGGAATGGGAACTGTTGCTATGAAAGGCATACCGTTAATTGGTTCTTTAATTAGTTTCTATTTTGCTTATGATAGATTTCAAAAAGACGATATAATAGGCGGTGTAATAGATTTAGTCGGGGGTATTGCAAATCTTTTGTCATTTACTCCATTAGCACCCTTAGCAATGCCACTATCTATAGGAGCGGCGGCATTAAATGGGTTTTTAGACTATAAAGCGGCGGCTGGTGCAACTACCGAAGCGCAACAATCTATAAAAATGGATTATATTACCAAAATAGTGGATTTCATTCAAGAAATTCCTATTATTGGAGGTCTTATTAAATGGGGAAGAGGATTTTGGGAATTAGGTCAAGGTAATTGGAGAGGGGCGTTGAATTATTTAACCGAAACACCGTTCTTGGGGCCTTTTCCTGCTATATTACAATCGTTAGTTAACTCCAATGCATTTGGAACAGAGGGAGGAGAAGCATTTTCTTGGGATAAATTTCAAGATGAACTTAGAAAAAGTATGTTTAGATGGATACTTAGTTTTATTCCAAAAGTGGGGGGTATCAGAGGAAAAATAGCAAAATGGTATGGTTTGGAATATGATGATAATACAGGAGATATTAAAATAAATGATGATATTGATTTTTCAGACGAAAATAAAACATTAGATAATAACCTTATTAAAAAATCAGCAGAAAAATTAGATCCTAATAAAGTAAAATATTCAGAGGAAACTGAAAAAAAATTATTAGAGATGTATAATGAACAAAGAAAGTTGGAAAAAGAAAGAAAAGAAAAATACGAAAAATTAAAAGAAGAATCTCTAGATGGTTGGAATCCTTTTGCTGATGAAGAAGCAGAAATTAATGCTAGAAATGACTGGGAAACTGCTCAAACGAGTTTAACAATTATTGGTAATAAATTGAATAATTTTAGAAAATTAAAACCAAAACAAAAAAACTCACCAGAAACTTCTGAAGACATAGAAGAAGTTCCAAAAAAATTCACACCAATAAAAAAAGATGATTTTTCTTTCAAAAATTTAATGACCAGTACCGAAGGTAATTCGATTCTTTTCGATAAAAATACAAACACCGCAAATGTTTTAAATGAGAATGATAATATACTAGCATATAAAACAGACGGAGTTTTTGATAAAGCACTTAAAGAATTAACGATCTTGGTACAATCTATAAATAAAGGCATTTATAAATTACCAGAAAGTTTAAATAATAACAATCCCAATCCATCATCTGTTGTAATTTCTAACACATCCAGCGGTGGTGGTTCTGGTAAAAATATGATGGACGTTATATTAAGTGGTACAAGACCAGATTCTATCTATAACTACAGAAGATCAATCCAAGGAGAATTTGCTTAATAAATATTACTATGTTCAGCTTAGTTTCAAAACCATTTCCTATAAGTATTCCTGGTATTAGTATATCAAAAGCTCCGCTACATGCAGTTCCGAATGGAAGTGGAAGAATAAACGTAGTTGATAATTTTAGATGGAAAAATGCGGGTAGTACAGACGAGGTTCCATCGATAACTTTAATTGAATATGAATTAGAATTTGGTGTTTGGGCACAAATGTTAGCAAGAATAGTAGATACTGCAAGCAATTGGGCACAGGCTGGAAAACTTGATCCATATACAACATTATATAATGGTAAACCCACTGGATTTGAGTATAATTTACCTTTATTATTAAAGGATGGTGATAAAATTAGAACAATACGTAATAGTTGGGGGCCTACAGATTTCAGTTTAAATTCATTTTTGGGTGGAAATGGGGGAGAGGCTAGTACTGGTGTTGGTAATGTATTAGGAAAAGCTGTTGCGTTGGGTGTTGGTACACTTGGAGATTTTGGGTTAGAAGAAGTCCAAGAATTTAAAGGGACAACACCAGAATCTATAACTGTTACGTTTCCTTTGTATAACACAGTAACAACAAAAGATGCTTATAATAACTATAAATTAGTTTCTCTTTTAACTTTTCAAAATTTAAAAACAAGAAATACCTTTTTGACATACATCCCACCAAAAATATACAGTGTAAAAACTCAAAATTGTTTAGGTGGATTAGATTGGCCAGCGGCTTATGTCGAAGCATTGGACATTGAAAGTATAGGAACAACCAGAGAATTATCAGAATATGAAGGAACTACAATATTAACACCAGAGGCATATAAGGTTAGTATAACGCTTAAACAATTAGTAGCCAGTAGCTCTAATATATTTGCTGGTGCAATGGGTCAAGGATCTGTGAATGTTATTGGTGATATAAAAGGATTGTTCAAAGGGGGAGTAGAAGGAGGACTGAACTTAACAAAAGAACTTTTTGTAAAAGCTGGTGCGGAGAAAAAATAATAATATATGGATACTCAAAACAATATATCAGACTTACCAAAACTTTCCATTTACAGATATGAAAATTTTTTCAATATCTATACTGATGAAGAAAGTAGTATGAGATATTATAATTTATTAAGAAATATAAACATATTTCCATCAGAAAATAGTCAACTAGAAGGAGAATATTCCGTTGATTATAATGATACATGGGTTTCCATATCTTATAAAATATATGCAACAATGGAATTATGGTGGTTGTTGTGTTCTTATAATCAAATTATTAATCCAATCAAAATGCCAGAAGCCGGGACAAAAATAAAATATTTACAGCCTGATTATGTTTATATAATTTTGAATGAAATAAAAAGGCAAATTAAAAATTAACAAATTCATTTATATCAAAATAAAATCTTGCTAGTGTTTTATTTTTTTTATTTTTTTCAGAGTTAATAACATCAACCGCATAACAATACATTTTATTTTTTGATCTAAAGAAAAATATTTCAGGTAATTCATTTACAAAAAAGTCTATTTCTAATTCAATATCTGGATTAGCATTTAAAAAATCATCTATATCTTCAATTGTTATTGGTCCATCGTCTACTATTTTTTCTATAGTAGATTGCAAAGAACTCCATATACCATTCTTATTCTTTATATTTAAATTAAAAAATTTCCATTTTGAATCGTAATCAAATACATAATCCCAATATTTGTTTATTCTTTTTTTATTATAAGCATGTTCAAAGTTTATTTTTTTCATTACTTGCATAAGTATTTATTATATTACCATGGGTAGAAAAAAGAAAATAGAAGACATTGAAAATGATGTAAATAATCTAGATACCGAAGAAATTCTAGTTGATGGTGCATTTTATAAGGGAAATGAAAATTTATTAAGAGGAAATTCTCAATTTAAATGGACAGATTCCATGATCGAGGAACTGAAACTCTGTAACAAGAGTATTTTACATTTCGCAGAGCAGTATTTTTATATAACAACATTGGATGAAGGAAAAAAGAAAATTGAGTTGTATAAATATCAAAAAAGACTGTTAAAGGCTTTTAAAAATGAAAGATTTAACATAGTTTTATCAAGCAGACAAAGTGGTAAGACTACGACCATAACAATTTATGCGTTATGGATAGTGTGTTTTCAACCCGATAAAAGAATTACTATAGTTGCAAATAAAGAATCTACCGCAAAAGAAATTTTTGAACGTATAAAAATGTCCTTCGAACAATTGCCGGTTTGGATGAAACCTAGTGTCAAATCATGGAGAAAGGATGGGTTTCAACTTGCTAACGATTCTTCTATCAAGATTAGTACAACATCATCGGCTGGTCCTCGTGGATCGACATCAAACCTTTTAATTATTGATGAGATGGCACATTGTCCAAACGAACTCATGAATGAACTTTGGAAATCTGCAATTCCAATTATTTCATCATCTAAAAAATCTCAATTGGTTATTATCAGCACACCAAATGGAACTGAAAATAAATTTTATGAGTTATATCAAGAAGCTCAAAAAGAAAATAGTGATTGGCATTTAGAAGTTGTTAATTGGTGGGATGTTCCAGGCAGAGACGAAGAATGGAAAAAAGAAACCATATCTGCTATGGGATCACAAGAAGATTTTGACCAAGAATTCGCAAATATTTTTCATGATCCAAATAAAACAGCAATAGATCCAAATCTTTTAGCCGAATTAAAAGCTCAATGTAGAGAACCTATTCTTGTAATGGATAACGGTAACTATAAAGTTTTCGAAGAGCCAAATCCGGAAAGTTTTTATGCTATTGGTGTGGATGTCGGAGAAGGTATTGGTAGATCTAACACGGTTGCTCAAATCTTAGATGTATCGGATTTAACAAATATAAAACAGGTTGCCATATATGCAACCAATACAATGAGTCCTTTTCATTTTGGAACGCGTTTAATGGGCATTCTGGACGATTGGGGACGTCCTCCAATACTAGTCGAGAACAATAACAATGGACAACAGGTATTGGATGTTCTTTGTCATACTCACAATTATGAATCTGTAGTGTCTTATCACTTCGAAGGATTCAGTAAACACTATAGTTCAGAAAATAGATTTGGTATTCATAATCACACCAACACCAAATATAGAGGAGTTACAAATTTTCGTTATTGGGTTAATAGTTTAAATGCAGTTAGAATTAATGATCTGGATACTTTATTAGAACTTAACAATTTCGTTAGACATGAAAATTACACATACAGTAAAAGAAAAGATTCGGACTTGGACGATAGAGTTCTTTCATTAATATGGGGAATTTTTATACTAGAACCATCAATTACGTCTAAGTATTATGTAATAATAGACACAGATGATCAAGGAAAACCCTTGAAAATAAAACCTTTCTCCGATAACTCAGATTTATTAAGAAAAAGTCCATTATTAAGCGGTGCAGTTTCGCAATATAAAAAAAATGCCATACCTAATGCTAAATTTTCGTTTGTTGGTAAGTTTGATACACAACTTCCTGCTACATTTGCACAAGAACAAGCAGATTTACATAGTTGGTTATTGTCGTGGGGAAATAAAAAACAAATCAAACCAGAGACAACAGAAGAAAAACCGGTAGAAGAATATAGACCAATAGTAATTTTTTAATATGAATCAATCAATTTTAAATAAAACAAGAAATGATAAATTTTTAATGGTTTTGGATATACCAAAATATTTAAAACAAACATATGATTTAGAACTAAAGAAAAAATATAATGCTGATCAAATACAATTTACCACATATGGTTCTCCAATACCAAGCGTAAGTGTTCCATCAATAGATGTTCCATTTGATAATCAGGTTTATAAAACATCATCTCTTTCAAGACCATCATATCAACCTTTAAATGTTAGATTTTTTATAGACAATGGATATAAAAATTATTGGATTATATGGAAATGGTTGAATTTATTTAATGATGCAAAAACCTCCAAATCCGAGGTTCATATGGAAAATATGATGAATAATAAAAGACCGAAATTGGAAAATCCTATGCAGGAACTAGTTTCTACTTTTAGTATCTATGCATTAGATGAATATAATAACAAAATAGTACAATTTAAATATAATCATGTATTTCCAGTTTCATTATCTGAAATAAATTTTTCACACCAAGATCCTAGTGAAATATCATGCACCGCATCATTTGCTTTTAATCAAATGACTATTGATCTATTAAAAAATGTAGATGAGGAGAATTGTTAATTATGGACGATGGTAACAGTTTTTATGGTGCAAATATGGGTATGGGATCAAGCACCACATATGATCCTGAACTTGGTGAATCACCGGAGTTTCAAGCTGCGGCAGAAAACGCAGGAATCCGTGATCCACAACCAAACAATGTACCGTCTCCCATAGAATCAATAATATCAGACACTGAAAAAAGTAGATTCGTACATCAAATAAGAGATCAATTATATTACATCGAAATAATGTTATATAATCAATTAGATGATCAAAAACCTTTGGGTGTTCCATTTTTATTCGTTCATTCATTGGCATTTGAGGAATCTTTACATGATTGGAATGTAAAAGGATGGATAGTATTCGATGATAAATTTGAGGTGATGACAAAAGGTAGTAATACAGAGGATGACAAAGTAAAACCTCCTTATATTTTTAGAACGGATGGTAGAAATAAAATATCTTTTAAGATATATCCGGTTCCAAACACTAATAGTTATAGTTCGGGATTAGATGCAAGCAAATTAGACAAAGAACAGTGGGAAATGGCATATGATTGTGTCATATATGATATAGAAGATATGCCAGTTGGTAATAATCAAAATAAATTAAGAAAATATTATTTTTGGGATGCTAGATATCAATTTTTCTTAGAAAGAAACATAGAATGGTCATCAAGACTACAGGGTGTTAATACTTACGTACAAACATGTCCTTCTATGTCATATTTAAAACAAAAAGAGCCGAGTCAAATGACAGATTTTGAAAGTGCAATACCTGCTAATATAGCAATTAGGTCTATAATAGACACAGCAGCATTAATTGATCCGTTATATGAAAACGAAAGAGGAGATGTTGTTAAAATTGGATAT